CTCCGCCCCCACTTCGCCGCTGCGGCTGGTAATCTTTCCGCTGCCATCATCACTGATCCCAAGGGTGCCAAAGGTCTATCAAATGCCCTCAAGGCTCTCGGTCTCAACGCCACCGCTGTCGGCGCTGTCCTCACTGAGGGGCAATCGCTCCAAGGCCGGCTCACCGGTGCCGTCGACTGGTCCGTTGAGTTCCCCAAGCGTTGCGATCCCGCCACCGTCGACTCCCTCACCGTGAACATCTCCCCCGAAGACCTTCTCCCGCACGTCGAGGCGATCCTCGACTCCGAGCTCCCTCGCGGGTTCACGCTTCCCCCCCTCGATGAGTTCTGGTCGTCCCGATGGCTGTGGTGCGTCAACGGTGCTCACACATCGGACGCTTCCCGCGCCCTCTCGATCCCCCCCGATGCCTTCCCCGGATTTAGTCGCACCTACCGACGAATGGCGTCAGAGGCCCTCGACGATGAGCCCATCTCCACTTGGTCTGGCCGCACGACCGTGTCCGCCTCCGAGAAGTTGGAGCACGGGAAGACGCGTGCCATCTTCGCTTGCGACACGCGGTCGTATTTCGCTTGGTCGTGGCCCCTCAACGCCCTCCAGTCCGCCTGGAAGAACAACCGCGTCCTCCTTGACCCCGGCCGTGGTGGTACCGTTGGCGTCGCCTCCCGCATCGCAAAGGCGACTAGTTCGCCCGGTGTTAACCTGATGCTCGACTTCGACGACTTCAACTCCCACCATTCGACCCCGGTGATGCAGATGGTCATCGAAGCCACACTTAAGAGGTGTAACGCCCCCTCCTGGCTCGCCCCCCTCCTCTCCTCCTCCCTCGACAACGAGTTCATCAAGATCGATGGTCGTCCCACGCGTGTTGCCGGCACACTCATGTCTGGCCACCGTGGCACCACGTTTTTCAACTCGATCCTCAACGCCGCCTATATTCGTGCCGCGGCTGGGTCTGGGTTGTACGACTCAATGTTCTCTCTTCACACCGGAGATGACGTTTACGCGCGCGTTTCCTCAATGCGCGACGTTGAGGTCATTCTCGACGGGGCGTCCCGCATCGGCTGTCGACTCAACCCCACTAAGCAGTCTATCGGCCACGAAAACGCGGAGTTCCTCCGGTGTGCATTCTCCCCTTCCGGGGCATTCGGCTACGTTGCCCGGTCAATCGCGACGCTCGCCTCCGGGTCATGGACCCATTCCGCCCCCCTTCCCCCTCAGGAGCTGCTGACCCATTTTATCGGCGTCGTGCGCTCCATGATCAACCGCTCCGGGCAACGGCAGTTCCCCCGTCTCGTTGCCCCCGCTCTCAGACTCCCCCGCGGGATTGGTGTCCGGTCAGCAATCGCCCTGCTGGCCGGTGGTGAGGCGTCGCTCGACACCTCACCTGTGTATGGCGCGCCGCCTCCTATTCGTGTCTACACCATCTCATCTAACTCGGACCCCGCGCCTCCCCCCTCCTCCGCCCTCCCCGCCCACGCGACGCGCGCGTATCTTAGCGCCCACGTGAGTCCGGTTGAGGTAGAAGCCCTCACGCTGGCCCAATTGGACCCGCTGCCCCTCATGGTCGCCTCTAGCTATTCAAAGGGCAAGACCGAGGCTCCAGCAGCCCCAACTACGGCCCGGCTCCGGCCTGCCGGCTTCTATCGCCCCCGCAACCCCGGCTTCGCGACCGGTAACGTGGCGGGCAAGCATGACTATGGTGTACTTAATAAGTACCCCCTCCTCCGCCTAGTCAAAGCTCGCCTGTCCACGCGCGACGTGGAACACCTTCTGAGCGTCGAAGGTGTTTTCCCTGGCCCTGATCCCATGCGCACCGCTTTCGGTGCCGACGCTCACCCCGTCCTCGTCTCGGGGACGCTTCCCTTCTCGGACGCGTCCTCAATCGCCCGCGAGACTGGCTTCGATCACATCTATGTGATCTATCCTATTGCCATGTAGAGTCTCGCGTCACTACCGCTCACCCCGATAACCAGAATTCGGTCG